ACCCATGTCCACCAATACTAAAGAACATACAAAAGATATATACACTGATGAGTTTGAGAAGTTTTGGGCCATCTATCCAAGAAAGGTCAGTAAGTTTGGATCAGCTAAATCTTTTGCTAATGCACGAAAGACTGCATCATTCAAAAAAATAATGGTCTCTACCGTTTCTTTTGCGGAACAGAACAAACACACTGAAGAAAAATTTATACCTCACGCACAAACGTGGTTAAACCAAAAAAGATTTGAAGATGTTATTAATATAAATAAAAATAGTGCCAACTCATTGGCTGGATAAATTGAAAGGACAGAATATGCAAAAAAATATGTATGACGTATTGAGAGATGAGAATATAAAACTAAATCATTACCAACAGGGAACAGAAAAAACCAAGTGCCCAGAGTGCCAACCACCACACAAAGCAAGCGACAACCCCTTGAGTGTAACAATAGAAGGCGATAATGCAGTATGGAATTGTCACCATTGTGGGTATAAGGGCACTACTGCTACATCCAGCAATTTTGTAACACCACCCAAGAAAACCTATATAAGACCAACATTACCCGAAGAAAAATATACTCCAGACACACTTTATAGTTACTTTGCAGAACGTGGAATAGGTGAAAAAACCATACAAGAGCAAGGCATTTACGCAGAAGGCGCATGGATCGCGTTACCGTACTATGATGAAAACAATCAAGTGGTCAATATAAAGTATCGCACGAAGTCCAAAAAGTTTAAGCAAAGCCCAAACGCTCAAAGAACCTTGTATAACTATATAAATGCTTACGATAAAGACGTAGTTATTTTTGTAGAAGGCGAAATAGATGCTCTTACTGTTATGGAATGCGGTTATAAGAATGTAGTTACGTTACCAGATGGCGCACCACAAGAGGCTAAGTTTAACGAGAAAGATGCTAGATTTACTGCATTAGAAAACTGTCCACTTAAAGCCAATAAGATTGTGTTGTTTCTTGATAATGATGAGGCTGGCAAAAGTTTACACGCGGAGTTATTGCATAGGTTTGGCAAAGACAGATGCTGGTATGTAGATTATCCTGCAGATTGTAAAGACGCTAATGACATAATGCTGAAATGCGGAGCAATAGATGTTATTAATACAATAGATAATGCGCAACCTTACCCAGTAGACGGACTTTATACCGCGAATCAATACTATGGGTCGGTCTTAGATTTATATAATGGTAATTATACCAAGCCTATAGAAGTAGGTTATGACGGACTAGACGAGATATACAAGGTACTAAAAGGCACATTCCACGTAGTTACAGGCATCCCAAATCACGGCAAGTCTAGTTTTCTTGACCAAATGCTTGTAAAAATTGCAGAAAACCATAACTGGCGTTATTGCTTATACAGCCCAGAACACTCTACATCTATGCACTTACGACGATTGGCACAGCTAAGATTACGAAAAACATTTGATGAAGGTTTTGTAAACCGCATGACAGAGGAAGAATTACAGCAAGGCTTAGATTGGATTAATGAGCATTTTTACTTCATAGAAACCAGAGACACCGTACCAGACATTGACCATATACTAGATATAGCTAAAGGCAGTGTACTTAAGCATGGTTGTGATGCGCTAATCATTGACCCATACAATGAGGTATCCGCTAAACGCAGTGGTAATGCTAGAGAAGATGAGCATATTAGAGACTTTATAAGCAAGTGCAAACGGTTCGCTAGGGTACATGATGTGGTGGTATGGATAGTAGCCCACCCAACCAAGTTACCAAAAGAAAACAACGGTAGTTATAGCCCGCCTACAGCCTACGACATTTCTGGCGCAAGTCATTGGTCTAATCAGAGTGATGCAATACTGACAGTACACAGGAACTTTGACGATAATACGATAAGAGTAATAACAAGAAAGATAAGAGAGCAAGGGCTGTACGGCAAGATAGGCGAAGTAAAGTTTTTATACGATTATAAAGAGCGACAATTTGTTGAAGATAAGCGTAATGATGTGGTTGATTTTAACAGTTGGAGTAATAACTAGCTTGTAATAACAATTATTTTAGATAAAAATAGCCAAATTATGAGTAATAAAACCAAAAATTTAGACCCAACTCTCAAAGAAACAATACGAAATGAGTTTGTACATGGCATTGAAGATGACAGTGGAAAGCGCATTTTATATAGCATTAGAGAATTAGCAAATAAATACAATCTAGGCGAAAGTACTCTCTATAGGCATGCACAAGCAGAAAATTGGAAATTACAACAAGACAAATTTCAAGAAGAATATTTGGCAGAACTTGATTCCGTACGCACTAAAGAGCTAGTTGCAGAGAGCAAAAAATTTGATACCAGCACTCTTAATATTGCAAAAGCATTATTAGGTCAGATTGGTCAATCAATACAAAAATCTCAGCTTGAAGATAAAGTAACACCGAATATGCTTAATACATTGGCAGAAGCCACCTTTAAAGTACAAAGAGTAGCTAAGTTAGCACTTGGTGAAGCAACTGATAACATGAGTTTAAATGCAAAAATTACAGAAAGTACCGCCTTCACAGACGCTCTGGAATTGTTGGACTCGGTTGCAGAGCAACGCAGAGAAGGCAACGATAGCGCTGTACACTGAGTGGCTTAAAGACGCGCGACCAAAGCAATTACAGCCTACAGTAGATCACCAAATCTGGTTGATATTAGCAGGTAGAGGCTGGGGAAAAACAAGAACTGGTGCTATGGACTCAGTTTTGTATGCTTTAAGAAACCCAAATGTGCAGGTTGCAGTTGTAACACCAACATTTGGCGATATAAGGCGTGTGGCGTTTGGTGGAGTTTCTGGAATTATGTCAGTATTACCTAAAGAATGTCTTATGTCTGGCAGAGGCAAGGGATACAACAGTAGTTCTGCTGAAATACACCTTTATAACGGTTCAAAAATAATGGGCTTCAGCGCAACAGAGCCAGACAGGTTACGTGGACCACAATTCCATAGGGCTTGGTGCGATGAATTGGCGGCATGGCATTATCCAGAGGCATTTGATCAATTAATGTTTGGCTTAAGGCTTGGAGAAAACCCCCAATGCGTGATAACAACAACACCAAGACCAACAGATTTAATTAAAACACTAGCAAAACGCGATAATGCTTATGTAACTACAGGCAATACATTTGAGAATGCAGAAAATCTGGCGCAAAGTGCATTAGATCAAATGCAAGAGAAATATGGCGATACAAGGCTAGGAAGGCAAGAATTATATGCAGAAATTTTAGAAGATATAGAGGGTGCGTTATGGAGTCATGCGTTAATTGAGCAAGCGCGGTATGTAGAAAATGAGCTTCCGAACTTAACAAATATAATTGTAGCAATAGATCCAGCGGTAACTGCAACAGAAAATTCAGACGAAACAGGAATTATTGTAGTAGGCAAAGACGCGAATAATCAGTATTATGTTTTAGATGACTTATCAGGAAAATATACACCTGATGCATGGGGTAAAAAAGCAATAAGTGCTTTTTATGAATATGATGCAGACAGAATTGTTGCAGAAGTAAACAACGGTGGTGACCTAGTGGAGCGATTGTTACGGAATATAGACAGTCAAATACCATACAGGTCAGTAAGGGCTAGTCGTGGCAAAATTGCAAGAGCAGAGCCAGTATCAGCACTTTACGAGCAAAGGCGTGTCCATCACATTAAAGTATTCTCTGAGTTAGAGAATCAAATGTGCACCTATACTGGACAGGCAAAACCAAGTCCAGACAGATTAGATGCATTAGTTTGGGGCTTATCAGAACTTAGTAAGTCGCAAGGTAATGCTAACTGGAGAGTAAGCTAATGGCGATATTTGATGGACTAAGACGTAGAATTGATAAGCGCAGACAAAGTAAGAAATCTAGCGCAAGCCCGATGGTAGGTTACTTTGGTGTGGGTACAGGTGAAGGCAAGAATTATGACTACAAAGACCTCGCAAATGATGGCTACCTTAAGAATGCTATTGTTTATAGGTGTGTTAATGAGATTGCAAAAGGCGCATCAGCAGTAGATTACATGATAAAAGCTGGCGATGTCACGCTAGAAAACCACCCATTGATTGACCTAATTAATAGACCTAACCCATTGCAAAGCAACTCTGAGTTCTTTAATGCGTTATTTGGGTATTTGTTGTTAGGCGGAAATGCTTACATCTTAAAGGTAGGTAATGGTCAACAACCGAGAGAGCTACATTTACTCAGACCAGATAGAGTAGAGATTAAAGCTGGTAAAAACGCGATACCAGACCGTTATGAGTACATGATTAACGGTAGAGTACAAGATACTTACTTTGTTGATCAAGAAACTGGATTTAGTGACTTAAAGCATGTGAAGTTATGGAATCCGTTAGATGACTACTATGGTTGTAGCCCATTAAGTGCGGCGGCTGTAGAGGTAGATCAGCACAATTTAGCCAGTAAACATAACATCAATTTATTAGAAAACGGCGCAAGACCTAGCGGTGCGGTGATATTTAAGCCAAAAGACGATGGCGGCTTTGCTGTTAATTTAAGTGAGAGTCAACGACAACAGTTACTTACAGACTTAAATAACCGCTTTACTGGTACTGGCAACGCAGGTAGACCAATGCTGTTAGAAGGTGATTTTGATTGGCGTGAGATGGGTATGTCGCCTAAAGATATGGACTTTCTTAACATGAAGCATATGTCAGCGACCGATATAGCACTTTGTTTCGGTGTACCTAGTCAATTAGTCGGTGTTCCAGATAGCCAAACCTACAGCAATATTGCAGAGGCTAGGTTAGCACTCTATGAAGAAACAATTATTCCGCACCTAAAACTTATTGAAAGTGACTTAAATGAGTGGTTGATACCGCAGTTTGGTGAGCAGTTAGAGTTTTGTTACGACACAGAAGGTATCCCAGCCCTAGCAGAGCGCAAGCGCAAGACCTATGAAAATGTTGCAAGCGCGGTGACTGCTGGGATTATGACTAGGAACGAAGCACGCGAGATTATTGGGCTGAACCCGATTAATGGAGGCGATGACATATACATTGGTAGCAACTTATTCCCACTTTCGGGCGACTCTACTAGTGAGCCAGATGACCCAGTAGCAGAGGCAGAGGTAGAAGCTTACGAAGATATAGAAGATGATGAGAAGGCAGAGATAAGA